TTGAGCTTGTCCCTCTCAGAGTTCATGTTCTTGGTAATGTTACGTACATTGTTCTCTTGTTGCTCAACTTCCTTGGGTACATTGTTGATATTCACCTTAACATTATTCACATTTACGACATTCTTAGATGGGGGGAGGGACACATTGTTGTTGTTGGCACCTAACCGAGGACCTCCATTGAAGCTGTTCTTGTTGTTATTGGGCTTGTTGTTGGGCTTGTTGTTGTTGGGCTTGTTGTTGGGCTTGTTGTTGTTGGGCTTGTTGTTATTGGACTTGTTGTTATTGGACTTGTTGTTGGGGTACAGAGGGTTATTTTGCATGTTTGGTTCAAATAAGGGATTATTCTGTATAGACTTTTTATTTTTGTTGTTGTTATTATTAGAATTAGAACTATTGTTGTAAATAGGCTCAGCAGCACGCCCCCCTAATCTAATTTCCTTGGCGACATCATTTTGAAGTTTCTTAAGAATCTGATTGGCCACATACTCCACATCCGCATTTCTATTATTCTTCTTATTATTCACGGGTTTATTAGCGATAGCGAGTACTTTATTGTTTTTGGATCCATTACCAATTTGCTTAATAACATCCTTGTTAATTTCTTTCATAATTCCATTAGCTACATAGTTAACATTACTCTTCGTATTTCCGGCTTCTAAAAGCGTTTGCTTTTTGGTGTGAGCTTTCATAAATACACTGAAAGCGCCCTTATTTCCCCCCTTGTTAGGATGAAGATTTAGGGCACCCTTAAGATAGATCTTCCGCAGTTCCTTGAGTGTAGTAGCCTTATTGATACTACGAATTATATTCTTAGTCGCATTGTTTAGGTTCATATTGTTAAGTTTGGCATTTCCATTTAGATTTGTCTTGTTAGACACTGCGACTAAATTACGACTGTTTATTCTTTTATTGATATCCTTCCTCACGACGTTATTAATGATACCACTGGTAACATTCGCTACAAGCGCTTTATTATTTTTAGAAAGTTTTCGGTTGTTAACCCCGTTGGTTCTTAATGCCATTTGCTTGTTAAATTCAGCATTGGCATTGAACCCATTGTTATTGTTAACTCCAGCTACTACAGCTTTATTCACATCTTTGTTAATCTCTGTGAGAATCTGATTGGCTACGATAGTAACATTCTTATTGTTGTTACCAGTTCCCCCGCCGAGCCGCCCATCTCCGTTCCTCCAAGGAGGAATAGTTCCCGGGCCGCCGTCCATGCCCGGCGGAGGATCCCTGGAGAAGCCGATGGGACTTGGGTACACAAATGGATCCTTCGTGTTTCCACCTATACCCCCATTAGCCATTATGGGTGCGTTTGTACCAGCATTTTTCTTGCACCTACCCATCATTCGGTTCATCATTCCACACTTCTTAGGACCATTGGCAGCGGCGGCACCAGCAGCGGCACCAGCAGCGGCACCGGCAGCACCAGCGGCAGCCGCGTTCTTCTTCTTAAACATCCAGTTGAACATACCGGGTTTCTTGGGACCATTAGCAGCGGCTGCCTTAGCGGCGGCAGCATTGGCGGATTTTGTCGCCATCTTGTTCGCAAACGAAGATTGCTTACCCTTCATCGCATTTCTACCTGGGGCAGCGGGACCACCAGCAAGGAAAGAAGGCTTCTTCTTGAAACCATTGCTAAACTGAGTTGGGGGAGGACCCGCGTTGGTACCAGTAGAAGTGCTAGCAGTTAAGAAAGCGGGCTTCTTATTCTGAGTTGGTGTGATGATCTTGTTAAAGCTCATTTGACTCCCAGAGTTGGTACTGGTACTAGCATTCGTTTGAGTCCCGGAACCAGAAGCAACAAACGATGGTTTAAATTTCAGCTTATTTGGGAAATTCAAAGAGGTGGTACCAGTGTTTTGGTTCGTCTTGAATTTCAGGCCATTTTTGTTACCCGAAAGATTCACCGAATTGTTGTTGTTACCACGGTTGTTGTTGTTGAAGCCATTCTTCTTATTGGCATTAAAGTTATTGAAGTTCGAGTTTCGGTTCTCGGTGTTGTTGAAAGCAGAATTATTGTTGAAATTTCTACGGTTGTTGGCTGCTGTGTTGTTCACCGCTGTGTTGTTACGCACTGCTGTGTTGTTCACTGCTGCATTGTTACCTGTGTCCTTGGTTATGAGACGTTTTGATACGATCTTGATGGGTTCACGAATCTTCATATATCTGAGACGCTTTCCGATCGCATCAACTAACTGCTTTTTGGTCTTTTGCTCAATTTGAGATGTGAGACCAACCTTACGTGCAATTCTTTTGAGATCATTACGCTTCGTGGTAGAATCAAAAAGTAGCTCGTAATCTAAATGTTTTAAGGGAGATGCGCGATCGACTAAATACGTCCGATCGGCAGTCATAACAAGTGGGGGTAAAGGTAACTTTCCACCGCTAATATTATTGTATGCGTCACACATCTCTTTCCTTGTGAGTTTAAGTTCTTCCCCAGTTTGCATCTTGATTGCTTTTCTGAGGGTCTCGATGTCAGCGTCTGGATCACACGCCTCCGTCATTTATATTAAACTAACAAAAAAAGTACTAAGGAGATATGAACCCTATATTGTACAATTTTACTTTTTCTTCGTAGGACATGTTAAAATTAAACACGTTTGTGTCACGGACATTTATGTCTATAACTTCTACTGGTATATTGTATTCTATTCTGTTTTTAAGTGATGAACGAACTAAACACTCAACATATTGCTTGGGTGTTTCAATGCTTTCCTGATATATGCGATCCATCTTAATTTTCATACACGACACTTCATGTGGTTTTTTATCTAAAAATGGGTTGATTGGGTATTGTTCTTGTGTTCCACCATCTACGTATGTTTTACCATCGTACTTTCCACAAGCAAATATAAGGGGTACTGCCATACTCATACACACTGCGTCTATAACTTTCATATCTGGGTGTGTATCTCGTGAGAAGTATTCAGTTTCATTTGTATTTAGACAGAATGCCGAAATGTGAATTTTCATATCCAACTCCCCAAATGTGGGATCACATCCACATATTTCAACTAACTTCTTACGAATTGGAGACATAGATACAAAACCAAATTTACTGAAAAACGAACCCAAACGTATCTTGACAAAATTCGGGATATCTAGATCGAGGGATATTTCTAAAATTTCATCTACAGACATCCCCAACGCCAGGAACAAAGCCAAAATTGCACCCGCCGAAGATCCCGAAATCTCTTCCACATCAGCCAATTGAGATTCACGAGCTTTCAGGCATCCTATAAGAGAAAATATAGCCATAGACGCCGGTCCCAAGACTAGATACTTCATCTTCCTACTTAGTAGAATTGAGGAAATTGCCGACGTAAAAGCGCGAAAATAACGGCAAAAACTATCGCATGAATCATTACTGATTCTACACTGGTCTCCCCCGACATGTAGACCCCCTTGGAACCTGGTGGGAGGCTCAAAAGAAGACCTGGACTGAGAAGAAGGAATAGAGAAGTGGTCACGAGAAGATCTGTTTGTGTGAGTACCAAACCCATAACCTTGGCTATTGTGCTGTAAACGAGGAAGAACACGAGGGCGTGAAAGAATACAGACATTTGATCCGTTTTTCGGTTCATGTAAGACAGTTTTGAGCCGTCGGTAGTAACCACCATACCGGGGCTCAGCGCGAGAAAAAGCGCCGCAGGTACTGCAACTTTCTGAGTAGTAATATCAGGTAACATTTACAATACACACATATAATTTTTAGCGTAATCTAGGAAATCGTTAAAAGTGGCGCCCCTCATCATATCTTCATGGATACCGTTATCATTCACCGTACGCCTTACGTGTTTCCAAATGTGAGCCAGACGTTCTTCATACCATCTGGTCTGATCCGGATATTCCCAAGTGACTCTTTCCTGAATAGGATCATGTTCCATGAAACAGAATTCAACAAAGTCGCAAAACTTCCCTGAGTGTGTGATATGAGCGTCATACAAGAGAGTATCAATCTTGTTCCACATCATATGTAATTCATCTGAGTATTGGACTTCCCAGTCTTCGATATTCAGAGGAGTGTTTTCGTGATTAAAATCATCGTCGTCGCTGTCATGGGCATCAAACCCGATAGTAGCTTCGTCGACGTATTGGCTCCAAACCATTGTGTATGTTTACTTATCTTCTTTTACGGGCTTATCTTTTATACCTGTTAGTGAAAGAGAAGTTGATTCTTTTACTTTAAGGTTATCTTGAATTGCATTTAAAGCTCCTTCAACTTTAGCTTCATCACCACTGAAAAATTTGCTAAGTCCCTCCTTCACCGCATCCTTATTGATACCAGCCTTT